AGAACCTCCAATAGATTCTCGCAGCAGATACTTCTTGTATTGCTCAACTCTAGCTTCACGCAACCTACTTAAGACCCGCTTTTGCTTCTCCATCCACGCTTCAGTGGCATTACTAGGCCGCCAATGCTTAGGTTCCGCCTTAGTAGAAATATCAGGAACGGGCAACCGCTCACCAGGCGTATTATTCCACAAAACATGCTCCGGTCTAAAACACCACCACTCCAGCAACACGGCCTTGCCACCTTTTTCACCTTCCTCTTTATCCTTCTCCGGCAAGACAACCATTAACCTGTCAAGAATCATGGCACACATCCTACGCGCGGTTGTAATGTCCATACCACGCACAACCATCTCCCACCAATTGTCAGAAGCCGATTGGATGGCTGAATCAAACCATACCCCTGGATCAACATACCAATTGCCTGATCCCAAAGTGGACGCAATTTTTGAAATTGGCCTAATGGGCATCGTTTTCCCAACAAAAGCACGCTGAAGGAAAGTGTGCGCAAACTCGATAGTCTTGCGCCACTCATATCCACTACCATCTTTTCCACCACCTTGTTGCTTGGCACTCTGAATCTCATGTCCAGCCGCTGCCATAACATTGATCATATAGATGCTAGTCACTACTGAGCTATCATACCTGTCTTCATCGTCTCCAACCATTTCGATCTTTAACGGATCAGCACTTATTCCTAACCATTTAACGACTCGCTCAATCACTTTCCTGTAGGCATTGTGTAAATAGTTATGATCTAATAGCGTATTACGACTGCCACTATGCAGTCCGTTTACAGTACGATAACTTGCTCCATTCATGAATCGCAAGAATGTCAGGTGATGACCCATGGACATCCAACTACAACAGTAACTCTTAGCAACAGAAGCCCGACTTCCATGGTTCAGCCACACTATGGACCTTGCCAAATTGGCTATTGATAAAGACTTCTTAGAATGTGAAGTACAAAAGTTTCTCCAGTCAGTAGATAGGAAATACCCTCCCGTACACCTGTCTTGAATTTCAATCCAATCCAATACGTCTCTAGGCATCTGTTTCCCACTCATTCCATCATTGTGCATACTCTTTTCAACATGTACGCTGGCGTAACTTTCCATCAAGTAAGAAGCTTCGTCATTAGCATGAATTGGTCGCAGTTTGTCTCCAGCCTCACGCTTAGTACTGGTCCTAGTAATTGTCTGAGGCATGCTCGTCCAAACATCAAGAAACCATTCATCATCAAGAACTTCAACAACAGCCTTCTTGTTAGGCCTGTCAGTACTTCTCAGTCTCTCATCTTCCTTTAACACTTCGACGGCCATCTTTCGTAAAGAAGAAGAACCACTAGGTGCCGAATGATGCCTAGAATCCCACCATTCAAGAGGTTCTTCATGCTTCCTACCTGCTCCCAAATTCTCTAACAGCGACTTGGCGGTTTCTAGACAACTACGGAAAACTAATTCATCTTGTTTCACCATGGGTTCATCGTCAATGAGAGAATTAATTGGAACAGCCCAAGATCCGCG